GCCATCGCCATCCAAGTCCAGTGGCCAAACATCCCACATATAAACGCCACTTTTTAACGCCGTGTTAATCGTTGGCATGTAACCTTTCAGGTCTTTGGAAAATACGCCAGCATCTTGTCGATAAACGCCTGCGTAGGTTCCCCACTGAATGACCACATCCAAATCACCATCGCCATCAATGTCCACTGGCTTGTGCGCTGTTCCAGCGGCAGGAAGTCCAATACTGACCACCTGATTATTGCGGATGACATAGGTGAATTTGGGGCCACTGTAACTGCCTCCATAGGTCACGATATAGGTGGATTCGTCCAGGTCATACACTCGGGGAAAGTGATAACGGGCAGTTGAGGCGTTGACCCTGTCCACGACTTCCTGCGGACAGCCCTCTGGCAACACAAACGGCACCTCAGATCGTGCAAAGCCAGTCCCTGATAGATTGGTCAGCGTCCTGACAACGCCCTTGCCGTAGGTCTTGGCAGAGGTAAGGCCAGACACATCAAGGTATCCATCGCCGTTTACATCTTTGACCGCTGACTTCCACCCAAGCCTATGGGGTCGCGAGAACTGCCACACACCCTCATAATTCATCAGGCTTGCGGAGTTTGTAGTCTCATCCCCCGTGTGCAGAATGTCGATAAAGCCGTTGTTATCAGCATCCATCAGGATGGGGCGGTTTTCTTTGGGCCGTTGATTGGTGCTATTCGGCTCGGGCGGGGAGATATCGGTGTAGCTGCCGTCAGGGTTGCGCTTGAACAGGAACCCGGTACCGTACTTGTGATAGTTGAAATACGCATACGAACCGGACGGGTCAGACCAGACCAACGCCCCCCACAGCCATGTGTTTGTCTTTGCCGCAACCGCTGCTTTCTTGTGTGCAACCAGTACAGGCTCCACCCCGTTGTTCTCTCCATCGACAAAGGTGAAGTTGAGGTTGGCTTGCGAAGAAGAAGAGAGAACTAAAAGCAATAAAAGAGCATACATTTTTTTCACACACATTCTCCTTAACCAGAAAGTGCTGCGAGACCAGAGGCATTCCAAGTAATCGTCAGAGCACCCGTAGCCATGTTCACAGGGCCACCGAGTTCCACATAACACAGGGCTGCATCTCCGGCATCGGTATCGTTGTACACGATAGCCCAGTAAGCATCTGTGTCGTTAGAGGCGTTCTGTGCCCAAGTCGGGTTAGTCGCTGAGTCAAAGGTTACAGTACCGCCTGACTGAGTGATGAAGTCTCCCCAAGTGCCGAGGGAAGTACCTCCAGAAACATATGATCCTGCTGTTCCTACCTGAGTGAAGTCCCCCAGGGCAGGGCTTGCAGTTGATGCTGACGGGACCGTGGTGTTATCACAGATAGCAACCTTGATGACATCAGCGGGTTCCCAGCCACCATCTAGCATTAGTGCTTTTGATTCGTTGAAAAATACAATATCGCCTGTAGCCATTAGTTAATCTCCATCCAAGTCTTGTCTGGGTCGAAAAAGATATGAGTGCTTGAGGTGGCGTACCCCGCAACACGATTTATGTTTCCTGTACCATTCGGTGACAGAGCTGACAGAACACCACCTGTGGTCGTCAGGAATAACGTATCGCCTGGGTTGAATCCAGGGACATTGAAGACTCCTTTGATAAGGAACAAGCCTGAGTCATCGGTGAGCATCGTAGAGGTGCAGAGGGCCAGCATGGACTTCGAGGTAGCTTCAGTCGTAGCATTAGCCTTGACCATCTTCCCGTTGGAGTTCAGGTGGCAGCAGTCCCCAGTAGCGAGGTTCTCTCCAGCTACGAAGGTAGCGGTCAGAGCATTGGTACTCAGGTTCAGGTCAGAGGAGGATGAACTCCCCATGACCATCACCTTTGTCACACTCTCCGGCTGGAGGAGGGTCTTCACCTCTCCAGCGTCGATCTCGTTACCGTCTGAGAGCGTAAGGGTGAGGTGGCCGTCTATGTCGATCTTGGCATCAACTACGCTGACACCGTTCTCTCCATCTGCCCCAGGTTCCCCTGGATCACCCTTCTCACCCTTCTTGCCGTCTGCTCCATCCCTCCCATCCTTACCGTCCCTCCCGTCCTTCCCATCCTTGCCGGGAGGACCGGGAGGTCCCTTGATGTGAGGGATTTTCTTCTGCTCTTCTGCTACCCTCTGAATCCTCTCATTGAGGACGTCATGCAGAACAACTAACTTTCTACTGTCCACCGCCTATCCTCTGCATGAGGGCCGCGTCTGAGTTAGCGGCCTGTTCAGCCTGTTTTGCACGGACTCTAGCTTCCGTCTCTTTGATGTTGATTTCCTTGGCCTTGAGCTGCCTGTCCAGAATCTGCATCCTGCGGTCGAACTCCACAGCGTCTCCATCGTTGTTGTCCATGCCGTTAGTCACAGCAGCGGTCATCTCGATCTCAACACGCTTGGGCTCCATCTCCGCCTCAATGTTGTACTTCTTGGCCCGAGCGTTGCTTTCCGCAGCCTGTGACTTGTACACCTCGATCTGGGATACCTTCTCCTGTTTCAGAAGCTCTTGCAATTCTGCCTGAGCTTGCTGTGCCTCAGGATCAGGCTGGCCTGTAGCCTCTATCACCTTCAAGAGTTCCTCCCTGTTGGAGAGGTTCATGTTGTCGATGATACTCTTAATCAGTTGTGGGTACAGCGGACTCTCCGGGCTCATACTCTGCATCAGAGTGATGAGCTGGGATACCTCGTACTCCCTGGCTATGATGCCGAGGGTACTCGTAGCCTTGAACTTGTAGTCCTTCACCGGGTAGTTCTCCGGGTCGAACTGCATGTATCTCCACGCGGCCTTAGTTACGAATGGTATAAGGAACGAATCCTGGAAGTTAATCAGAGTACGCTTGTGGCGCTTGATTACCGCTCCCAGGCTCATTGAGACCGCACCAGCCTTGGTGTCACCAGAGACTGAGGACAGGAGACCAGTGGAGTCAATGGCTCCTGTGGCCTGCTGTACCATCTCCTGCAACGCCTGTGTCTGGGTGAACGAGTTCACATCCAGGTTACCGAACTTAAACGGAGACAGGACCTCACCAGGGGGTCCCTGAGTTAGGATGATCTTACCGGGTCTGATCTCTGGCCTGAATCCTCGTGGCATCCTGGACGCATCCATAGCCATCATCGGGTGTACGATCAATCCAAGAGCGTCTACACGAGCCCTCATCTCTGTATCCAGAGCCTTCTGGGACATGTAGCCCTTCTCACAGACGCCCCTGCCCCAGAACCGGGAGGGGACGATATCCCATGGGAAGGCTACGATAGGGCGATCCTTCATCATGTACGGGGTTCTAGTAGCCTTCAGTAGCTCACCGTTGTTGGCGATTACGACTACAGCCTCGACGTACCTGAACGGTGAGTCATCCTCTTCCCCCTCTTCTGCCGGGAGCAGTTCCCTAGGGACTAACCCGTAGTACTTAGTCAACTGTACCCTATCCTCGTTGTAGTGGACAGTGAGTTCCTTGTCCGCCTCAAGTGAGGTATCTGATACAGCGGATTTGATATCGCACTTGTTGTACACCCCGGTGTCCTGGAGGTACTCTACCTGGTGTCGGGGTACGAACTCATCAATTATAACACCCACGGCATCCTCGATAGAGGTAGCTGTGGGTTCAATCAGGAAGTTATTAGGCTTCACTGGGCGGAGGCGTACACGGAGACGCTCAGTGGTCTCTACCCCGAATGCCATCATCTGCCCACCCTCGATGGGTCGGGTAGCTGGCTTCATATCTGTGTACTCTTCGAGGACGATCTCCCCGATACCTGTACCCGTTACTGCTGCGTTAATCAGGACCTCAGAGATATCCTTCCGAACCTTAGAGTTCGAGAAGTCCTCCATGAGTTTCTTCTTCAGGAACTCGATGTCCTCCTGTTCCATATCTACGAGGTCATCATCGAGATCGAACCACAGACCCCTGCCGAAGGTAGCCTCCTCGACCTCTGCGACAGAGGACTCGACAGCCTGCTGGAGTGCAGGGGAGATCAGCCTGGATCGCTCAGAGGACCTCTCCTGGTCTTCCTTGGACCACTGTGATCTCCACAGACGGTAGTACTCGTCATGCTGCTTCTCGTAGTTACTCTGGTAGTCAGCCTTCCAGTCATCCCTCTTGTCTAGGACGTACCCTATGATGCCGGGCTTCTCCTGGTATACGCCCGAGAGTTCTTCGTATTCGTAGTCAGCCACAGGCTTTCCTCGTTAATAACCCCGTAGGGCCTTAGTATCCCGCTATCGTATCGACGGGTGTCCAAATATCATCGAACTCATCCATACGCCTGTACGATATCTCAGCGAGCTGATCTATGTACGCTAGAGCGTCAATGAGGTCATCGTGGGTCAGCGGATCAGGGAACTGGAAGAGCTGGTCTAAGAACTTCATGTTCCAGTCTCCTTTGTTCAGGGAGATGTATCCATTCTCGAATCTCCCTTGCAGAGCCCACATCACCCTGTCTATCTTCTTCTGGTTACCGTGGGTCAGGGTCTCGATGTGGAAGAACTTCCCAGTCCTCTTCATCAGGTCCATCAATGGGGAGATCACAGCTTGCTGTGCTATACCCTTCTCGATCCCTATACGAACTGGGTTATGCATCCTGACAGCATCGAATATCTTGTTAGCTGTCTCGTTCAGGGACCACCTGCCGTAGGTTAATTCCTTAACCCACCACCCGTCTTCGTTAACCTTCACGACTGCTATACAGGAATCGTCTAGCCTCCGTGTCTTATTCTTAGCTACGTTCTCGAATCCTGCGAGGTCGATAGCTATGTAGTACTCTCCTTCGGTAGGTTCCTCGGAGTACTTGATCCAGGTCTCCTTGAACATAGCGGAGCCTTGGGCTTCGAAGGAAGCCATGAACTCCTGCCTAAACGCATAAGAAGACATCTT